ATAATTAACTTTAGCACTGGCCCTAGTTTTGCTCAAACACTTATTTTGGATGAAGGCAAACTAGATGTAAACATATTGGGAGATGCCACATCTATAATCGTGGATGTATCTAATAGGGTTAATCGTATCGAAACCAATAGAGGCCGTACTGCATTAAGCGATCAATTTCAAACTGGCACAATGACTTTACGCATAGTAGATCAGAATGGCGATTTTAACCCACAGAATGTATCAGGGCCTTATTACAATTTATTAACACCCATGAAGAAAGTACAGATTACTGCTACTTATGGCTCAGTAACTTATCCTATATTCTCAGGATTTATCACAAGTTATGTTACGACTTATCCAGATGAATCAGAAGCAGATTTAGCCATGACTACTATTCAAGCTGTAGACGCTTTTAGGTTAGCCCAGTTAGCACAAATATCTACAGTTACTGGCGCTACCGCAGGGCAATTATCTGGCACTAGAGTTAATAAGATATTAGATGAAATTGACTGGCCAGCGTCACAGCGTGATATAGATGCAGGTCTTACTACATTACAGGCAGATCCTGGTACTAACCGCACAGCATTACAAGCTTTGTTTACAGTGTCAGAATCAGAGTATGGCGCTATTTATGTTGATGCCGATAATAACTTTGTATTCCAAGACAGGGGCGTTACCGCTGGATCTATTGGTGGCACACCTACAGTCTTTGCAGACAATGGCACAGGCATAGATTACTTTGATGCTACCTGGGTATTAAATGACGTGCTGGTATTTAACAAAGCTACAATTACTAGAGCTAGTGGCAGCCCACAGGTAGCCCTAAATCAAGCCAGTATAGATAAATACTTTTTGCATAGTTACTTTTTAGATAATCTTTTAATGGAATCAGATTCAGTAGCTTTAGATTATGCCCAGGCTTATGTGGCTTCTAGGCAAGAAACTTCGATCCGTGTAGATGCCATAGTCCTAGATCTATACACCGATAACTACAACGCAGGCATATTGGCAGCTTTAGACTTAGACTTTTTTGATCCAATTACAGTCAAGACTACCCAGCCTGGCGGATCGCTTTTAGAGAAAACTTTACAGATTTTTGGGGTACGCATGTCAATAACCCCGAATAGTTGGAAAACCACGTTCACGACATTAGAGCCAGTTATTGACGCTCTGATTTTGAATAACAATATATGGGGCACTTTAGACTATAATGTGCTTAGTTACTAAGGAGATATAATGGCAGCAGGTTTAGGTTTTAAGGATTTTGTTACAGGTGAGGTATTAACCGCAGCTGATGTAGATGGCTATTTAATGCAGGGTATCTGGGTGTTTGCTAATGCTACAGCTAGAGATGCAGCCGTTACATCACCACAAGAAGGTAATTTTGCTTTCTTAAAAGATACTAATGTTACAACTTATTACACTGGAAGTGCTTGGGCTAATTTAGATACTACAGGCATGACTAATCCAATGACTACTACAGGTGATATGGTTTATTCATCAAGTGGCTCTACACCAGCTAGACTTGGAATTGGCAGCACTGGAAATGTGCTCACAGTATCAGGCGGTTTGCCAGTTTGGTCTGCACCAGGTGGTGGTTTTGTTTCTGCTGGTGTTTATGTTGGAACAGGTCAATCTACTACATCAACAAGTTTTACAGATTTGGCTACTGTACAAAGCGTAACTTTAACAACTGGAACTAAGGCTATGATAACTGTTACCTGTTGGGCTGATAACAATACTGTAAATAATCGTTGTAACATAAGCGTTGCTGTTAGCGGTGCAACAACATTGGCGGCAGGTGCGGATAATAGTATTGTGTGGCGGCAACGAAGTACCGCAAACACACTTGAATTTATGAGTGGAACTTTTTATTTAAGCGGTTTAACTGCTGGATCAAATACTTTTACAATGAAATTTATGAGTCCAGATAACACAACTGCAACTTTTTATTATCGTCATTTTATTGCAATAGATATGGGGTCTTAATATGGCAATTACATCAAAGGAAATAAATCTATCTCAACTAACTAAAGAACTTGGTAATAAAGGTTTAATAGGCGATTTTAACGATCCTAAAAAGAAATTGATATTAGCAGCAGAAGGTGTTGAATTAACTGAGGATGAGTTAAAAAATGCAATAGATGCTCATGTTGCTAAACCAACTGCAGAACCAACTATAGAAGAAAAATTATCTTCTGTAGGTCTTTCTTTAGATGATCTTAAAATAGCTTTAGGGCTATAAGTTAAGTAATGAAGCCTTGGCTTTGTGCAGCTGGTGTGCAGTTAAGAGATCAGATTGATACCTGGTATCCAGATCGCCGCACTACCAGTGATGGGTGGATTGGTGATGCTCGTCATTCCGCCAGTAAATCGGATCATAATCCAGACGAACGGAGCGGGTTCGTTGTCAGAGCCATTGATGTTGATTCTCGCCTGGATTCATCCGAAGGGATCTCAATATATCTGGCTGACCAGATCAGAAAATGTGCGAAAACCGATAAGCGTATATCTTACGTAATCCATAATGGCATGATTGCTAGTAAGATACTTAATTTTAAGTGGCGCAAGTACAAAGGTTTTAATAAGCACACAAAGCACATTCATATCAGCTTTACAAAGTTAGGCGACAAAGATGGTAAGCCGTTCGATATACCACTACTAGGGGGCAAAATATGAAAATAAGCAAAAAGCAAAAAGCAATACTAAAATCTTACGCACGTGGGGTGTTAGTATCTTTTTTAACTTTCTTAGCAAGTAATGAATTAGGTTTAGATCCAGCATTGTCTGTAGTAGTTGCAGCATTGGCTGGCCCAGCGGCTAGGGCTTTAGACAAATCCGATACGGCTTATGGCCTCGGTGCAGATGCGAAATGACAGCGGGAGATTGGGCTGGCTTTGGCGCTGGCGTTATCGCCGTGCTATCAGGCGGTCTCATAGGGCTACGCTTCTTAGTTAAAGGTTGGCTAAATGAGCTTCGTCCGAATAGTGGCAGCTCGATAAAAGATGCTGTTGATAGGATTGACGAAAGAAGTTCTCGATTAGAACAGCGTGTTGATGAGCTGTTCATTATCATAAGTAAGTCATAATTTCAACATGGCTACTGCACGCAAGCGCAAAAAAGTTAATAAGCGCAAGGGTAAATACACCCATGAGCAGATTAATACCAAGTTAGATACCTATGCCATATCGTTGCGTGAGTTTTATTTAAGCCTAAGACGTGCAGGATTCCCAGTAGATCAAGCTCTCGGAATGTGCGATAAAAACGTATTCCCAGACTGGATAGCACCAACCAGTCCAGACTTTGATCCAGTTAATCCAGACCATGACCCCTACGAAGACGAGGACTAAGTGCGCAGAATTGCGTTCGTGTCAGATCTGCAAGTTCCTTTTTTTAACGAAGCAAGTGTCAAATCAGTAGGCCGTTTTCTATCTAAATGGCGACCACACAAAACTATCTGCATTGGTGATGAGATTGATTTACCCCAGCTTGGGGGTTTTAATGCTGGCACTATTGATGAGATGGTTGGCAACATTAATGACGATAGAAAACAAACACAAGAAGTCCTAACATACTTAGGCGTAACGGATGTACTGGGAAGTAACCATGGAATCAGACTTTACCGATCAATTAAAAAACGACTACCATCATTCCTTAACCTACCCGAAATGCAGTATGAGCGTTTTATGGGATATGACAAACTCGGAATCAAGTTCAGTCCTTTCGGGCTTGACTGGGCGCCAGGCTGGACAGCCGTTCATGGCGACTCTTTCCCTCTTAGCCAAATTCCTGGACAAACAGCTTTAAATGGGGCTAGAAGGCTTGGTAAGAGCGTAGTCTGTGGGCATACCCATAGATTAGGGTCTGCGGCCTTTACAGAGGCATCTAGAGGCCAATTAGGGCGTACTGTATGGGGTTATGAAGTCGGAAATCTGGTCGATTTGAGCAGTTCAGGCATGGCGTATACAAGAGGCTATGCAAACTGGCAGCAAGGATTTGCAGTGGCATACGTGCATGAGCGTAAAGTCCAGGTAATAACCATACCTATCAATGCAGACGGCAGTTTCATATTCGAGGGCAAACTCTACAAATAATGTTATCAAATCGTTATAAAAAATAGGCCTTAAATCAGCCACAA